GCATCAAGTCTGGGTGGGCCTCCGCCCTTCGCTCCCTGCCTAAGCCTGTCATCAATGGCATCCCCAAGAACTTCGGCGTCGACCTGCTTAGCGTTGCTTGGATCAACAAGCACACCGGCGTCCAGGGGAAGAACACCGTATCGGCGACCGAAAAGAACGTCGACGTCAGCGTCACGAACACGCTAGGCAATATCGCAAACATCGCCACCGACGCGAGCGTGCTAGACTTGGTCTACGCCAACCGCGTCAGGCAGATGAAGGCACGCGTGAAAGAGCATCTCGGGAAAACCATCGACGAAGCCAACAGCAAATAACCTTTATGGGAACCAAATCCATCCGCCACATCGTAGAGGCCACCTTGGCCACCTACCTATCCACCCAGACCGGGCTGACTACCGTGGCCTTCCTGACGGGCGATAGCGCCGCGACCCAGACCCTGCCCAAGGCCGTGGTCCTCTGCGAGTCCGCCCGCTCCCCTAACGACCTCCCCGAAGGCGAAGGCAACTTCAGCTGCTCGGTCCGCATCACCCTCTTCTCCAACGCCGACGACACGACCCTCGCCGATCACCGTGCCCGCTGCGCCGCCCTGTCCGGCAATATGCGTGACCTGACCAGCATCAAGGCGGCCTTCGTCACCTCGACCGACGCGGCCTGTTACGACGTCACGATGCAGTCCGAAGACGAGGGCATCGACGAGCGCTCCTGGGCGACTTCCTTCTCGTTCGACGTGCTTGTGGTCCTGCCCGCCTAAGACAATTCCAAAGCCTGCAATTACAAATGGCCGCCATCTCAAACGGAACTAGCTGCATCTACGCAATCGCGGGTACTGTCACCAACTTATTCGTGCAGTCCTACAGCCTTTCGTCCTCTTTCAACGCCGAGGCCACTGTGGTCGATGAGGCTGGCCTGACCAAGACGCACCGCCTCGACGACCGCAAGTCCGAGATCACCATCGAAGGCATCGCCAAGACCTCGACCATGCCCACCCTCGGCGCCGCCCTTTCCTTCACGGTGAACACCGCCTCCGCCTATCCTAGCGGAGCCGCCTCTGTTTCCTTTGTCGGCACCATCACCAAGATTGACGACAAGGGCTCGAACAAGGGCTTCACCGCCGTCACAATCACGGCGATTGACTACGAAGGCATCACGCCTGCCTAATTGACACCCCCGAAAAGGGGGCAGTCTAAAGGATAGTGGACCGCCGCTTCCTCAACGCCTACGTCGACCCGGCTCCCCTCAAAGGGTTTCTGGGTCGAACTCTTTACCCTTGGTGCCTCAAGTATCGAGTGCGCCTGATGGCCTTCGACTCGCCCCTGGTCACTGGCTCCCGCGGCATCACCCCTGCCGACCTAATCTTCGCCTGCCAAGTGTGCGCCGAGGAACCGCTAGGGGGCAAGATTGGCTGGGTCGACGAGTTGCGGATTATGTCCCTATGCCGTAACCCCGCCAAGTTTGAGCGCCTTCTGGAAGCCTTCGCCGGATATATCCTCGTCCAGGACTGGCCGAAGTTCTGGGAGCAGACCAAGACAAAGTCAGGGGGCGGAGACAAGGGGGTGCCTTGGCCGCTGTCCATCGTAGCCAACCTGATCGCGTCTGGCATCCCAGAGCAGCGGGCGTGGGAGATGCCGGAGTGTCAGGCCATCTGGCTCAACTCCGCCCTGGCTATCCGGAAGGGTGCTGACGTGGCGATCATGTCACCCGAAGAGGAAGCCTTCATGGCCGAAGAGGAAGCCCGGGAGGCCGCCGCGGCTGCTTCCAATCTGGCAAAGGAAAGCACCCCCTGACATGGCCCAAGACCTGACAGTCAACATCAAGACGACCTCCGACGTCCCGCAGGCGATGGACAAGGCCAAGTCGGCCACCGTGTCCTTTGGCAAACAGGTCGAGGACATCCAGAAGAAGTTCTCAATGGCGTTTAAGGACATCTTCCTGTCATTCCTAGGACCGATGGCGCTGCTTGGGGTAGCCATTAACTACATCGGAAAGTTAATCGAAGAGAACCAAAAGAAACACCGAGAAGCTAATCAAGCAGCCATCGACGGAACCAACGAACTGATGTCCGCCGAGGACCGATACTACGCCAAAAAGCGTGATAACGAAAAGAAGGACAAGGAGAACCGAGAACAAGCTGCGATGTCTCGAGAAGACATTACTAAAGACTTCCTTCTGAACGACCCAATCGGTCGCGCTATAATGCAACTTAAGGGAGCAGGAGACCAAAACGCTCCAGGCTTTCTTAAAGCATTAGAAGGCGTCACTGGAGGAAGAGAGCAACAGGCAGCAGTTCTTGCTAAATTTCCCGAGATTCAATCAGCCGTTCAATTGGCAATTATGGATCAGGCTAAGAAGAATCCTATTCCTTCTGAAAAGAAAGACTTCAAAGGCCCTGAAGGATTCAGCAACGTCATCGGCGTAGGACCTAACCCGGTGCTAGAGGCCATGGCCCGCCAGAACGAAATCGCTTTGGCGCAGCTCGCCGAGCTCCAGAAAATCTCCGGCAGCACTCCCGCCGGTCAAGGCGACTTCACCAAGGGCACCCAATCCAAATAATTTATGGCACGCGTCGACACTGGTAATAACCTAACAACCGTACTCCAACAGCCTGGGGCAAAGTTCCAAGAGGATGGCTACGGACTCGCCACCGGCACCATCGTCTTCAAGGCCGCAATCACGGCGTCCATCGGTGGCACGATTAACCGTGGGTCGGCTTGCCCGCAGGGGGCCTACTCATACTGCAAGGCTCACAAGTATTCAGTATCTTTCGAAAACCTTGGCATCGCTACCTACTCGGTGGACTATGTGGGCATCAACCCTGGCTACGGCGCCTCGACCGACCCGCAGATCACCGGCTCGCAGGGACTGACGTCGGAGCACATCACGACCCACCCTAACTTCTTTGAAGTCGCCACCGCGCTTGGCTTTTCGGGTTCACCGATTGCGGGCGTGGGCACTGGTTCGATTGCGACCCCTGCTTACCCTGCGGTTGCTGGAACGAACCCTGCGGAATACGCTGGCAACAACGGCGCAACCTTTGAGGCCGCAGTTGGCCGGAAGTTCCTCGGGTTCAAGAAGCCCGAGTTCAAGGACTTCTACGGCAAGACCAACTACCTTGCCCCGCAGTGTTCTCTCTCTGGCGTGTTCTACACGAGCAGCTCGGCCTTGGTCATCAACTTGCGTAACGCGGTCGGCAAGACCTCCGGCAACGGCTCCTTCGCGTCAAAGGACTTGGTTCCGACTTACATGGGAACGGCCTTCGAAATCAACGGCAAAAAACAACTGCTCCTGGCTCAGGTATCCTTCGAAGACTTCGGTCTGCTCTACAAGGTCCAGTATGAGCTGCGCTTTAACCGCGAGGGCTACAACTCGGCGGTCTACGCTAACGCCTGATGAAGATTCAACCCGGCGTCGGCTATAACTTCGACTCGTCCTCGCACGGGTTCACGCTGGACACGTCCGACCCGTTCCCGAGCGTGGCGTCTACTCCCGACCTTCCCTTCAAGGTCAAGATCGTCGGCGTGGTCAGCGGAGCCATCCGCTTTCAGGTCATTACCGGGACGCTGAACAACCTAGTCCCAGAGATGGACGATGTCATCGGTGGCGTCGAGAAGCTGCTGGACAGCACGACATCCGGCGTCCCTACGCCTCCCACGAATGTCCTGACGTTCAATACCTCGACCAAGGAGTCTTGGGTCTATCTCCGAGCCGGTCCCGAGGCCGCGTCGCCCTACGCCTTCCCGGACCCGAGCATCTCGAACACCCCTTACCCGAAGGTTATCTCGTCAAATGTCGAACTGACTGACACCGACACAAATGGGTATGTCCTGCTTGCCAAGGTAGACGTTGATAACGTCTCGGCCCCGACCGTCTGGACCTTGCATCAGTATGTCAGCGGCTCCCTCTGGGCTGACCGCATCAAGGTCAACGGACGCACGGCTAGTTACTACTACGCCCGCATCTGATGGGCGTCCTGATCGGAGCATCGGAAACCAACTCCACTTGGGGTCGCAACCGCACGCCCATCTTCAGCACCTACTTCGGCATCGCCGGCGGAAGTCATAACAACGTCGCGACTGACGGCTGGGCCTCAGAGGCCAACACCTTCTTCCGCTGCGCTCAGTGGTGGAACTCGGTAAACTGGACAGACTCTGGCGGCATCGCCCAGGTCGGGTTATACGGGCCCTTGGCTTTCCCTGGCACGCCGTTCCCCCCACTGACATCATTCTGGGTGGGCGCCTATAACACCGACCCGGCTGACACCTACGCCCCCAACTACCTCGACGACGTGGAGGTCCAAAACGTCTGGGTAGGTCGGGACGTGGTCATTGACGCGACGACCTACACGATGGACTACTCGGCGCTTAACGGCGTCACCGGGTCTTTCCAGACGATCACGAGCTCGACGGACGTGGTTTCCTTCGACCTCTGACCCCCCCCTTCCAATCGGGGCAAGGTTAAGACCCGATGAGCTGCACTAATCAAGTAACCGTCTCGCAGGGTAACACCTTCGCCTGCACCTTTACCTGGACGCCCGGGGCGACGGGTCCGGCCAACCTCCTGACGACGACCATCAGCTCGTCCCTCGAAGACCGCCAAGGCAACGTCTACGCGATGACGGTGACCAAGGCCGGCGACGGCCTGTCCTTCACGGTGACCTACCCGGGCTCGACGGCTGACTGGGCTATCGGCCTCGGCAAGTGGGACATCAAATTTGTGTTTTCGGGCGGCACTGTCTCCCGGTCGCAGATTTTTCGCGTCAACGTAATCGACTCGGTCACCGTCTAATTCTATGTCATCCGGCACCATCACATCGACGACCAACACCTTCGGAGACATTCCGGGCACCTTGACTGGCAGTGTCGGCGTCCCCGGGCCTCAGGGCCCAACGGGTAGCACAGGGGCCACAGGGGCCACAGGGGCCACAGGACCCGCTGGACCGGCTGGCAGTCCTGGTCAGGGCGTTCCTGTAGGCGGCACCTCAGGCCAGTTCCTGCAGAAAACCTCGGGCGTCGATTACGCGACCGACTGGGTCACGCTCAACCTGTCGGGCTTGGCAACCGAGTCTTGGGTGACGGCTGGATTCTATCCCCTGACAGGCAATCCCTCCGCGTTCCTCACGGCTTCGGCGCTGACCCCTTACCTGACCAGCGCCACGGCGGCCTCGACCTACCAGACTCTGGCTGGGATGTCCTCCTACCTGACGACCTCCACCGCCGCGTCTACCTACCAGACCCTCGCGGGAATGTCGGACTATCTGGCCAAGGCCGGGAATCTGGCAGGGCTGGCGAACACCGGCACGGCTCGGACCAACCTCGGCCTCGGCTCCCTGGCTGTGGTCAACGACGCCCCCTCGAACGGATCGCAGTATGCCCGAAAGAACGCGGCTTGGGATGTGGTCATCTCCGGCGACCGATACCTGACGAGCTCGACGACGAGCAACACCCTTAGCAATACGACTAAAACCTTCACGATTGGCACCGGCCTCTCTTACACGCCGACCCAGAACATCACGATCTCTTACGACGCGTCAAACCATATGCACGGAGAGGTGCTGACGTATAACGCTGGCACTGGCGTCCTGACCGTGGACATCAATCACCACACCGGCTCGGGAACGTACTCGGCTTGGGTGGTCAATGTTGGCGGCGTCACTCCTGCGAGCTCCGTAGCCTGGGGAGCCATCACCGGCACGCTCAGCTCGCAGACGGACTTGCAGTCCGCGCTCAACGCCAAGGCGAACCTCTCCGGGGCGACGTTCACGGGCCAGATGGTCATCGACACGACCTCGTCATCGACCGCTGCCCTGCGCGTGACGCAGAATGGAACTGGCAACGCCATCGAAGTCGAGGACGACACGACCCCTGACTCGACCCGCTTCGCCGTGGATCAGTTCGGCAAGGTCGGCATCGGCGTCGCCCCGGATGGCACGGCTGCGCTGAAGGTGGACACGAACGGGATTATGTTCGGGAATGGAACGACGCAGACCACGGCGGCTCTAAACCTAGAAAGAATCAGGACGGAGGTAATGGTACAGCTCATCGCCTCTTCCCTGTCTTCATTTACGGCCAATATGTATAGCGCCCCGGATGGAGCCTCGATTACATTCACTTGCACAAACAACGGTGCGCTTTCTGAGATGATTGCAGCCGACTCTGCCACGGTTCAGGTGCTGGCATACGCATCAGGTTACGAAACTATTGGCGGTAGCATCGCAAGCGGGAATTGGAACGGCAGCATGACGACCGATACCATCTATTTTTCGGGAAGCACTCCGCCTTCTGGAACGGTTTACACGGTCGAGGTACAGTATAAGTCCGAGGCCTCTCTGTTCTGCGGAACCTTCACCATTTAACTTATGATCACCCTCCTCCTCTGCATCCTGTCCTTCGTCGCCGGAGCCCTCGTCATGCGCAAGCACAAGGCCAAGGCCGACACGCTCGAAGCCAAAGGCCGTCAGGCCCTCGACGCCCTCAAGGGCCGCTGACGCCGTGCGCTTGCTCCTAGTCATTGCCCTCGTGGCCCTGGCTGGGTGCAAGTCTAAGCCCGCCGACGCTCCCCTGCCCGTCCAGCCGCCGGCACCGACCAAGCCTGACGCCGTCCAGACGCTCGGCAAAGACCTCGACAAGACGGATCACCGCGTAGGCGCTGCGCTTGTGGCCATCGAGAAGAACGCCGACAAGCCCAAGGTCGTCGTCGCGGAGTCTCGCCTAGCCCAATCGTATTTGCCTAGTCCCCCCGAGGCGGACGTGGCCTTCGCCGTTGCCCGGGCTACTAAGGCAGACCCCATCGACTACGCCAAGCAAATGGAGTTCGGACGCAAACTCGCCACCGCCGTCAATAAGGCTTGGGAGAAACTCGAGGCCGACCAGAAGGAAGCCGCCCGCGTCTCGCAGCTGAAGGACGCCCGCATCGTCGAGCTGACGAAGGAGGTCGAGCGCGTGAAGAAGGACGCCTCCGCTCAGACATGGACGCTCGTCGGTGCCGGTCTCGCCGTCATCGGTGCCCTGACCACCGCCTTCATGGGCCCGCGTATCGGTCTGCCCCTGCTACTCTGCGGAGCCTTTTGCGGTTCCGTCCCCTTCATCATCGACTCGCCCTGGTTTGAGTACGCCGCCGGTGCGACCATCGTCATCTCCTGCGGACTGGGGCTCTGGTGGCTCGCCGACCGCGTTAGGGACTCGGTGAACAAACCCTCTCCTTCCGACGATGAGCCGCCGCAAGAATAAGGGAGCCAAGGTCATCTGGCGCAAACTCGGCAAGGAGCGCGCTTGGGGTCAGGCCACCATCGGCGAGAACCTCATCGAGATTGACCCCCGCCTCGGCGCCAAGCGTCAGCTCGAAGTCCTCTGCCACGAGCAGATTCACCTGACCTTCCCCGAACTCAGCGAGCCCCAAGTCGACCGCGCCGGCAAAGACCTCGCCGCCCTGCTCTGGGCTCAGGACTACCGCCGCGTCCTCATCTCGCCCAACTCCAAGCCGCCCCGCATCTCGTGAGCCCGCCCCCTCCGCCCATCGACCCTGAGTCCCTGCCGAAAGAGCTGAAGGACGGCGTCGTCGCGTCAGTGCTTGGCGGCCTTGCCATGACGGCCCGCCTGCTGCTCTCGACCGAACCCGTGTCCCTGGGCTGGGTCGTGCGCCGTGTCCTCGCCGCCGCGATCACCGCGGCCTTGGTCGGCTACGGCATCCAAGACCATATCCAAAGCCCGGGCTTACGGATGGCCGTCGTCGGTGCGGCAGGCTACGCGGCCCCCGAGTGTCTGGACTACCTGA